TGAGAAAAGCAAGATATTATGTTTCTGATTATCCAAAACCAGGATTCAAAATTCACCCTGCGTTTGTCAGAAATGGAAAAGAAAAAGATTTCATTTATCTATCAGCATATGAAGGCAGCATTGCTGGTTTATTGGCTGATGAGCAGGTTGCTAATTTTAATACAGATAAGCTTTCTTCAATTGCTTATGCTAAACCAGCAAGCGGATTAATACAAAACCTTACAAGGGCAAATACAAGAAAGCTTGCTGCAAATAGGGGTGCTGGCTGGCAGTTGTCAGATGTTCTATCTGTATCAGTAACCCAAATGCTTTTTATTATTGAATATGCATCCTTTAATACACAAAATAAGATTGGCTTGGGTGTTGTAAATAAACCTTCAGGGGAAGGTAATGAATCTGAATTAACAGGTGCAACTTCAAACCTTGGTAATGCTTCAGGAATGGCAGCCGGAACAAACGGATTGACTTCAGTTTCATATCGTGGTGAAGAAAATGTTTGGGGTAACATTTGGAAATGGGTTGATGGGATAAATGTATATATTGACCCTGAAACAAGAAAAACTGATGCTTATGTTGCAAATCATGGTTTCACTGATGATGTAAAAGCAGAACCATATAAAGATGTTGGTTTTTCATTAGCTTCTTACAGTAGTAGTTCTTATATATCAGCTTTTGGATATAATGAAGAATTTGATTATCTATTCCTTCCATCAGAAGTGCTTGGAAATAGTGCTTTGCCAGTTGGAGATGCTTTTTATAATATCAATACTGGTTGGAGTGTCGCTCGATTTGGTGGTACTTGGAATAGTTCTTCTAATGCTGGTGCTTTCTATTGGGGTGTGAATTATTCGTCGGATTTTCGGTATCGTGGTGTCGGGGGTCGCTTGGTGTATGTTCCCCAGGCATCTTAAAACTTTAAATATATGGGTAAGTTGAATTTGTCGATTACTACCAATTAAAGTTATTTTTTTTACCAGTTTCAGGTTACTCATTTAGGCAGTAATATGTTAAAAGAAAGGTGGATTAAAATGAAGGATTATGGAAGGGTAAGAAGCACTGTTGCACCTGAACCAATGGTTATTGATGAATTCAGTGTATGGATTCATAAAAACATCACTGAAGTCAGTGAAAATGTTGGTGAAGAAAATGAATTCATTGGCTATGAATATGACATGATTCAGTATGAAAAAGATGAGTTTTTTGAATTGGTTTTTAAAGAAAATAAAGAATTGATACAAGAAAATGAATTAAATAAACAAGCTATAGCAGAACTAACCTTATTACTATCTATAATGCTAGGAGGTGTGTAATATGGTATTCACAAAAGATAGTGCAATTGTAAAGGTATGGGTATCCTTGGTTTTATCAGGAACTTATACACTAGATGAAGTGCCAAAATTGTTCAACTTGAAAGAAGTAGTGGCAGAAGTGATAAATGAAATGAGTTAATGCACGTTTGGATATTTATATGTAACACCTAAGCAGGGTGTATTTTTTATGCCCTGCTTTATATCTTGTTTTAGGAGGTGGAATAATGATAACTATTTGCAATAGTAGTGGCGATACTCAAGATGTGGACTTATTCGTTGATGAAAATAATATTTTGCAACCTTTAGGTCTTTTGGTTACAGGCGATAGTCGATACGAGCTTTTACCTTCTACTAGAGATAATACAGAGAAAATTCCAGGTAGGCATGGTGAGATTGATTTTGGTACAGAACTACAAACTAGACCATTAGAACTTTATGTGGTTACTAATAGAGGTAATTCTCCAGCAGATAAAGCAGATTTAATGCGATTGTTTGCTAAATATCTTGACCCTACTAAAGGCTATAAAAGCCTTGTGTTTGCTGACGATATAAATAAGACTTATGTAGTTAAATATTCTGGACAAATACCAATTACCAATTACGCTACTTGGGCACAATTCACTATACCATTTAAAATGGAAACTCCTTTTATTATAGATACTTTTGAAAAGCAACTTGTAGGTAGTGGCACTCTTTACAATGAAGGCACTTATGAAACAGGGCTTATAATTGAAATTGCAGGTCCGGCGACTGACCCCTCTATAACTATAGGTGATGAAATTTTGTCTTATTCTGGTACTATAGATGATGGTTATTCTCTTATAATTGATACAGAGAAACAAACTGCTAAAATAGGTACTTCCAATGCTTTAGATAATTATAATGGCGTATTTCCACTACTCTACCCTGGAGAAACTGATGTATCCGCAAGTGATAATGTAACTATTAAGTGGCGTGATAAATGGATTTAAAGAAGGTGATTTTATGCAAATACCCGATAGTATTGAAATAAAAGTTAATGGCAAAACAACGGCTTATTTATCACCACAAGCCGATGGTTTAAAGGATTGTTATGTTGATTGTCGGCTTAATGGCGAATCCACTCTTGAGTTTTCCCTCCCGTCTACTTCTGAAAAAATAAATGAACTTACTCCTGAATGTGAAATATGGGCTGGTGGACGTGTTTATAATCTACTTAAAGATGATGCTGTAGATACTGTCAGAGATGAAAATAACAAACGTTGGACTACATTTATGGCTGTCGAACGTTGGAATGAATTAAATTTTAGTTATATTGAACCATATCTTTCTAATGACCCTACTACTCCTGAACCTGCTGATTTAGCTGTTATTATTGTCGGTGGTGGTAATGACTTATCTAATGGCCAATATACTGTTGGGACTGCTGCTCATGCTTTATATGCTATATTGCAAGGTTCTGACTGGTCTTTAGGTACTTGTGATGTTGATGGTATTTATGATTTAGAAGCTGAAAAAGTTAGTAGACTAGAATTAATTAAAATGGTGCAAAAAACATGGGGCGGTTATCTTCTATTTGATAGTGTTAATAAAATAGTGCATTTACGAGATGCTGACAAGTGGCAGCCTTATAACGGTTTTCAAATTCGATACAAAAAGAACCTTAAATATATTACTAGAACTCAATCTAACAATATTATAACTAAACTTTATCCTTTTGGGCATGATGATTTAGATATTGCGGCTGTAAATGATGGTAAAAAGTATATTACTAATTTTAGTTATACTTCTAGGGAATATATAGGAATTTATAAAAATCAAGATATTTACGACCAGCAAGAATTATTGGAAAAAGCCCAAACTGAATTAGAGTTAATGTGTCGTCCTAGATACCTCTATACTGTTAAAATGGTTGACCTTCGTACTTTACCTGGATATTCTCATGAAGATTTTACTTTAGGTGATATGGTAGATATTATTGACCCTGATGTTGCACCTAATGGATCGATGGCAAGGATTATTAGACATAAATACAATATATTTCAACCATGGGATTGCGAATTAGAAATTGGCGACCCTGAAGAAAGACTTATTGAACAGCTAAAGGCTACATTTGATACTGCTAACTTCATAGATGGTAAATTCAATGGTAGTGGTGAATTTAGTGGCTATAGTATAGAAGGAAGTACTATTACAGGCGAACATATTAAAGCTGGTAGTATTGAAATAGGTCATTTATCTAATGGTTTTGTTGCTGGATTAAATTTATTAGATAATCCAATTTTTGTATCTTATGCAGAACAAGTATCAAGTTTAAATGGGATTGTTTCAGAACATGCAACACTTATACAACAAAATGCAGATGCAATTTCTTTACAAGCTACAGAGATAAACAATTTAGGGCAAAGTATATCCAGTTTAACTATTAGAGCTGATGAAATAGAAAGCACAGTTACAAATCTATCAAACGATATGGAACAAACACAATCACAAATAACACAATTAGCGGATGAAATAACTCTTAAAGTTACAATGGGAGAAGTGGTTAATTATTTAAATGTAAATAGAGATGGGGTTCAAATAGCGGCTGAAAACATTGATTTAACTGGAATAACTAGAATTTATAGTCCTAATGATAATGATGATTTTTTACAAATGACAGCTGGTGGAATTACTATAACTGCTTTTGGCGGTAATGAACAATTTCATATACATCATGATGGAATAGTTGGTTGGGAAATACGCACTGATGGTGAGCCATTGTATTTCCCTGATACTAATTGGGTACATTTTGAAGGCGGCGTTGATTTTTCTGGTGCAGATGTTTATGGATTAAAAATACGTTTTGCATAAGGAGTGATATTTTGATTTGCGAAAATTGTTTGGGACAATGTAATGCAAAAGGTATTCAAAATAACAAACTGCCTGTAATCACAGGTGGTTTTATTAATGTAACACAAAGGTGTAACATGCGTTGTGCTTACTGTTTTGTCGAACAACAACCCAAAGACATAAACCTACAAACAGCAAAAGATGCAGTGGATTTCTTTGCAAGAAATGCAGAACAAGTCGGCGATATACCTAGTATAAATTATTTTGGTGGTGAACCATTAATCAGATGGAATGATATTATTGTTCCTTTGACCAAATACATTAGAGAAAAATATGGTAATAAATATAGAATTGGAATGACAAGTAACTGTACTTTAATTGATAAAGAAAAGCTAGAGTTTATGAAAAAACATGGGATAGGATTACTATTCTCTATTGATGGTGATAAGAAAACTCAAGATAAAAATAGACCATTAAAGAATGGCAAATCTAGCTTTGATGTTTTAAAAGATAAGATACCTTTAATACTTGAATATTATCCAAATGTAACCTTCCGTTCTACTACTGACCATGATAATGTAGAGGAGTTTTTTAATAATCATAAGTTTGCAGTAGAACAAGGATTTAAAAATGTATTCAATATAGTTAATGTATTTGCTGAATGGTCAGAAGAAGAAAAAGAAGAATTAAAACATCAAATTGACTTATTAGGCGATTATTTCTTTGAGTTATATAAAGAAGGACAAAAAGTTAGATTTAATCCATTTTGTGAAATGTTCCCTAAATTAAAACGAATATACAATGCAAGCGTAAAAAATAATCATAGAAGTCATGCTGATAACAAATTAGGCTTTGGGCGTTGTGGGATAGGTGCTACTAAATATGCAAGTGTAGGAACTGATGGTCAATTATATAGTTGTCAAGAAATGGTAGATAACTCTAAAAATAGAATATTTATTATTGGCAATATTTATGATGGTGTAGATAATGAAGCAAGAATGAATATAATTAATCAATTCAATATGCACAAGGTTAGTTGCCAAAATAATACTTATAACTGCAGCGAATGTAAGCTAGACAATATTTGTGATGGTGGGTGCTTGATTAATAATTACTTTGTAACAGGCAGCTTAAATATAATGCCAGAAATATTATGTTTTTACTATAGAACATTACTAGATAAAGCAGAAGAAATTAATTTAAGAGTTGCAATGCTTAAAAGGTGATATATATGGAAGATAAAAAAATACCAATTAAATATATAGCTACAGAATTAACTGAAGGAACGAATAGCAAAGTACAGTATGCTTGTACTGAATTAACAGAAGGTGGAATTGTTTCTCTAAATAGTATATGTCAATGTGAAGAAGAATGTGATGGCCAATGCGAATCTAGTTGCTTATCATGTCAGTATTCTTGTGAAGATAGTTGTGAACAAACCTGTCAGTGCTATAGAGAATCGTGTGAATATAGTTGTGAAGGTTGCGAATCTACTTGCGAATATAATTGTCAGAGTTGTGAAGGCACTTGTGAAACTAATTGTGAAAAAAGTTGTATGACATTATGTGAAAACTATTGCGAATCAGAGTGTGAATTTGGTTGCGAAGATTCGTGTGAAGGTTCTTGTGAATCAAGTTGTATGAGCAACTGTGAACACGTTTGTGAATGTGCATATGAATCTTGTCAGAGTTCTTGTCAAAAAGTTTGTCAGAGTTGTGAAGATAGTTGTGAAACTTGTCAAAGTTCTTGTGAAACAAGTTGCCAAAATTGTGAAGGAGCTTGTGAAAGTGCTTCTGAAAGTGGCAGTCCTCCTCCAAGACCTAGTTGGATAGCACTAGATAGCGAATATACAGACCATGAATATTTAGTAGTTGATTGGGAACGAGTTGATGAAGCTGATAATTATGAAGTTTATGTAGATGGAAGTTATTATGAAACTATATATAATAATTATTCTGTAATAGGTCCGTTAGAGCCCAATACTTCTTATAATGTATGTGTCCGTGCAGTTAATGATTATGGCAAAAGTTCGTTTATATGTGGGACATTTAGCACAGAACCAGAACCAGATACAGAACCACCTGAAATAAGCAATGTTCAAGCATTTGTACAGAAAAGTGGAAGTGTATATACTGTACGTGTAACATGGAGTGCTAGTGATAATGTTGGAGTTGTAAAACATTGGGCATATAGGACATCACCTAATGATGATAATTATACATCTATAGGCGTTGAATTAGATGGAGATGCTAGAAGTTATACGTTTACTACAGATGCAGATGGCAATCCATTTGTTGCAGGGAATACTTATTCTTTCATGATTAGAGCAGTTGATGAAGCTGGTAATATTTCTCCAATGGTAGATGGGCAGGTATCAGTATATATTGACGATACTAGACCACCTGATTGGGAGTGGAGTTATAATATAACTCCAGGTGGCGAATTGTATGGTTATTCTTCTGATAATAAAACTGCTTATTTGATGCCTGCTAGTGAATGGAACGAATTTACTGACCTTATTAATCAGTTTAGAAATTATAAAGGATTAAGTAGCTATAATTTTACTCAAGCTAGTACATCTTTAAACCATCAAGGAATAAAAACTTGCATTAACGAAGCTATTAGTGCAATAAATGAAATGCTATCTAGTGGACAAATGGATTTATTAACTGATAGTGATTATATTAATAATGCAAGTATTTTTATAAATTTAAGAGATAAACTTAATTCTATAGATTAAAAAAGGGGCTATTGCCCCTTGCTAATCTATTTTTTATTTCTGAATTGCAATAAAAGACTGTTCCTTTTCAGGTATATTTTCTAAAAGATAATTATATAAATCTGCTCCTTCAAAGAATATGAATGTATCTTTTCCATCAATCATCGCATTTATAATAGTTTTTCTTTCATCTATAGTTTTTAGATTCTGAGTTGGTTGATTTTTCTTCATTGCAGCTGCTGTTCCAAACAACCCTTCCGTTATCATAGTACCCGCTACTGATTGATTTCCGCCTTTAGTTTCTAACTCTTGTTTAACATCACCCTTAATTGTATAAAAGTTTATATTCTCTAGTTGAATTTGATGTGATATAGTTGTTTCCCCATCACGCATTAAGTTCAGCATATTATCTTTTATCCATACATTTATTGTACTATTTTCCGGAATATCTTTTAACCCTTTAAAATATTTAGATGTTTGGATTTTATCAGTAGGTACTCCATATGTATTTTGAATGTTTTGCTTTTTCATTGTCTCGGTTTTTTGACTTTCCAATACTTTTCTTTTCTCATTTAATTGAACTACTATTACAACAAATAGTACCCATAGAAAAATAAATAACATCCATTTCATAAAATCCCCTCCCCTTTTTCATATTTTACCCTTACATTAATATTTTTGCAATTAGTTTAGTAAATTAATCTGTATCTTTGTGAACTACCACCACCTATAGAGGTGGGTGGCTTCGTGGTCAAGGTAGCTTTTGCTACCAGATTCCCCACGCTCAAAGGGCTGTTCCATCCCCGAAAATGCCAACTATATGGCTAATTTTAATAAGTTTTTGGCGGCGTTTATATCTCTATCATGCACTATACCACAATTAGGACATTTCCATTGTCTTATATTTAGTTCTTTCACTTCTGTATTTTTATATCCACATTCACTACATATTTGACTTGATGCATATTTTGTTGGTGCTATTATTATTTCTCTACCATACCATTTTGCTTTATATTCTAACATCCTTCTAAATTCTGCCCATGACACTTCGCCTATTGCTTTTGCTAAATAATGATTTTGTTGCATATTCTTCACTTTCAAATCCTCTAAAACTATCACTTGGTTTTCGTGTATAATTTTAGAGGACAATTGATGAAGAAAATCTTTTCTTTGGTTAGCTATTTTTTCATGTAATTTAGCAAGTTTTATTCTTGTTTTTTCATAATTTTTACTACCTCTTTGTTTCCTTGACAAATCCCTTTGAATCTTTTTTATCCTCTTTTCAGTTTTTCTTAGCCACTTTGGGTTTTCTACTTTTGTTCCATCTGAAAGAATAGCAAATTCTTTTAATCCTAAATCTATTCCTATTTTTTTATCTACTTTTGGTAACTCCTTTTTCTCTGTTTCTACTAATACTGAAGCATAATACTTACCTGTTGGTGTTTTAGATATTGTTACTGACTTAATAATTCCTTCAAATTGTCTATGTTGTTTTATTTTTATCTTTGTTTTTAACTTCGGAACTTTTAAGTATCCATTATCTATATCAACTGTCCCATTTTGATTATTAGTTGTATAAGATTGTTTATTCTTTTTCTTTTTGAATTTAGGAAAACCTACTGCTTTATCTCTGAAAAAGTTTTTGTATGCTTGTTCTAAATTAAGCTGTGCGTTTGCTAAGGCTAAACTGTCTACTTCTTTAAGAAAAGGATACTTCTTTTTATATTGTGCAGGTGTATTATTGAGCATTTTACCAGTTTCTTTATAATACTTTATTTTATCTTCTAGCATTATATTGTAGATAAATCTAGTACATCCGAAGCATTTAGTAAAATATTCTTGTTGTTCTTTGTTGGGGTAAATCCTAAACTTATATGCTCTTAGCATATTATTCACCTTGAGTTTCAATATATTTTTTAATTACATCAATTGATACTCTGCCTGTAGTTAATAAGCAGAAACTTCTTGACCAAAAATATTCTTTCCAAAGTTGTTGTCTTATTTCTGGAAATTCCTTCTTTATCAATCTTGATGAAGCACTTTTATATGCGTTTATAAACTTAGATATTTCTGTATTAGGATGTGCTTTGAATAATATATGAATATGGTCTTTATCGTAATTCCATTCT